GCAAGGCTCATGCCGATGCCACCAACAGTTGTAAGGATTGAACCGATACCAGAAAGAACGTTTCCGGTCCCGCCCTGTTGGATTTGCTGAACGCCACCAACAATGCCAATAACAGAACTCGCGGCCAGGCCAAGACCTGTAACAACTTGACCGAGGCTCTTCTGCCAAGTCAATGCACCAGCGGCAGCCTTGTTGCCAGAGCCAACAATTCCCGTTGCCGCCTGTTGCGTTGCGCCCGTAACCTGTTTAACACCTTCTCCATACTTGATGGCATCTTCGTTCATCCGCTGCCCCATGCCAGCAGGAACAGGAGAAGTCGCGCTGGGAGTTGTGCCATAAGGCGTTACCTGAAGTCGTGTTACACCAGTGCTTGACTCGGAGAGCGGCACAAGCCCAGCAGCCGGATTCACAACTTCAACCTTTACTGGCTCATCTGGAATCGGGAAGACTTGGCGCGGAAGATCTGGACCGCCAATACCGGTAAAATCGCCCGGCAGCGAATTAATCGTTCTGCCTTCATAGCGCCTCTTAAGTTCGTCATCCGAAAGACCCCGAACAGGATTGCCCCATCTCGGATCCCAGGCGGGAAGATTTCTCGGGATTGGGCCACCAGGCGCAAAAGGTGGTCGATAGCTGGGCATGTCATTGCCCGGTAGCAGCATCTGAGACTGAGGGGTACCAGCCGGATAGCCACCCGTGCTAGATGGCTGCTGTCTTCTGATCAGCTCTTCAATTGCTTTCCTCTGGGACTCAAAGGCTTCTTGAGATCCGGTAAATGTTGAGCCATCTGGCATCGTGTAAACATTAACATTGGCGTTGTCGGTTGGCGTTACACGAACACCGGCCATTGGCCCAGTCATCGCCGCAACAAGATCACTTACGCCTTTGTTGATGAGAGCAGTTGTTTGTCTTATTGTTTGAATTTCTTCAAGTTGCTTGAGTGCCTCTGGTTTTACATCAAAGCCAAGCTCTTCCGCAAAGGCAAAGAATTGCTTTTGCAGGGCCTGCTCAACTGGCTTGAAAGCAAGCTCAAGAACAAAATTCGTAACTCCAGACGAGATGCGCTGATTAAAGGCCTTGACCGCTTCAGAGGCGCTACCGAGCTGAACAAAGTCAGAAACAAGGCCCTTCAGCGAATCAGACAGACCAATAGCGGCATCACGAAAAGCTGTAATGACTTCAATCTTATCCCTGACACGATCAATCTCTTTGGCAGATGCAAGAAGCTCTTGAGCCTCCTCGGAAGCAGGGCTCAAGCCCCTTTGCGCCAGGGAGGTAAGCGCTTGCTCGTAGGCCGTGAAACCGCCAACAAGCTCATTGACTTCTTCTTTCAGCGAAGAGATTTCTTCTGTGTTTGAAGAAATAGATTCCTCAAAGAATTTCGTCGTCGCTATCAGTTTTTCATTTTGCTCTGCGAGCTTTCCGTAAAAATCAAATAGCTGTTTGAATTCTTTGACAAAAGGAGAAGACTGAATGCCGGGCGACTCGAAAGCAGCTTTAAGTCCAGCTTGCAGGCCACGAAGTCTTGGTGAGACTTCGCCAGGTGAAACAAGATCAAGAATTTGCTTAAGCTCAAACCTTGCATCCTGAAAAGAAGCGGTAAGCTCAGCCGCTCCCTGGTCAGCGAGACTGAGAAAGGAAGAGTTCAGAGCTTGAATATCCCCGGCTTTTACAAGATCACTAATACTGCTCTGCAATTCTGCAATTCTTTTTTTCAGCTCAATGCTGCGAGCCGCAAGACTTTCAATTTCGGCGGTAGAAACGCTAGAGCCAACGGCAGTCGGTTGAAGAGCTACCGCAGAAGGGGCTTGAAGCCTAGAAACCTGATTGATTAAACCACTAAATCCGGTGGCGGAATTATCGGTCAACAATGCATCAAGATTCCGAATGGACTGCTCTAGTGATGCTTGCCGAGTCGGATCTTTCTCGTTTGCAAGCGCCTGTCTAAGAGTTTCCCTGGACTGAGCAGCTGTTATTTTTTCAGTTTGGAGGCGAGCTACGGCAATTTGCTTTTCAATTTCAAACCGATTTTTGTCATAATCTTGATTGCGGCGAAGAATGCCGAGTTGAATTTGCTCAATTTGTTTTGCCGTAGACCTGTTAAGCTCTGCGACCTGTCTTGCAACATCAATTTTGAATTGATCAGACTCAATATTGATTGACTGAATTTCCGCTTCAAGAGAGCGGCGACGATTTGCTATTTCATTTTCAGTAGACAGCTGCTTCTCGGTATATTCGCTAACAATCTCAAAAGCCTGTTGGCCAATGGTGTTTCCACGCAGGCCTTCGGCAATAGCAGCGTTTTCGTTTCGCAACTGCTGCAAGCGAATTTCACCCTGGACTGAATAGGCTTCGTTTTGAAGCTGCAAATTCTGCTGCTGTTGCTGCTGAATGCGGCGCTCAACATTCAAACGGATTTCTGAGATGGAGCGCTCATACGACTCAATTAAGTCATACCTCTCTCTGTCAAGATCCTCTTGCTCTCTTGCTACCGACCTAATCTGATCCGAAAGATTTTTGACGAGATCAAGTGAATTAAGGCGAGCTTGCAAAGAGGCAACAATTTGCTCTGAAGGAAAAAGCTCCTGCCTCCTGATTGCCTCTGGCGTAAGCTCAGGACCGGCGGGCTTTGCAGTCCCGGCAGCAGAAGAAGCCCTTTCTCGTAAATTTTTAGCAGCAAAAGCATACTGTGGGCCAAATCGCAAATCAGAGAGCTGAAGCCCGCCAGGAATAACGGCTTTGCTTGCCTCGAAATAGGCATCAGCAAGATCTTCAACCCAGTCAGGCGGTTTAATTGAAGTAAGTACGTTAATTACGGAAACAAAATCCCCGAAAGCAGACGTTACACCTATAAGAGTAGGAAGAAGTGAATTAACAAGAGTGGCGTTCAGCTCTTGCCATTCAGACTCAAGCCTTTTCTGCTCTTGATTCAATGCGCGAAGTTGCACTACTGCGCCAGCGCCAAGTTGCCTCTCTAATTCTTTTAGTACAACATTTTGCGCAGCCGAGGCCGCTCCAATCCCCTCAAGCCTGGCAACCAAATCCTCGATTTCTGGTGTAACCCGAAGGCCGGCCGTCCTCATGGCTTCAAGCGCCGCAGATGGCTCCTTCAAGGCCGAGGCAAGACCCCGAAGATTCGTGGAGACGGTATCAATAGCGGTGCCAACAGCAGTGCCGATCAAAGAAAGACCAAAGCCAAGGCCACCGCCGGCAAAACCACCAAGAGCACCACCAAGGCCGCCACCAACAGAGGCGCCAAGTCCTTGCCCAAACAGCAGTGGGAAGGCACCGCCAATCAAGCCCTCGCTGATTGCAGCAGATCCCCTCTTGCCAAACCTCTTTTCAAGAAAAGGAAGCTGATCAATCCTTGTTTGCTCTTTTTGCCTTGCGTCATTTTCATCAAGATTTCTTTTTGCGGCGGCCCAGAACTTTTCATCTGCCTTGATTCTTTCCGCTGTTAAGCGCTCAAGATCATCAAGAGCGGCATCGAGAACTCTTTGATTATTTTCAATTTGCAAATCCGAAACCATCTTGTCAAGATCTATCTCAGTCTCGGCGAGCATTTTTGCAAGCTTTGCCTCGTCGTCAAGCATATTTTTTACTCTTACGTCTTGAGACGTAAAACCGGCTGGGCGAAGAGCGGGGAATTGACCCTGGTAGCCAAGACCCTGCGTTGCGTCTATTGCATTTGCGTACTCTCTTGCGGAAAGAGCCGCCCTTCTAAATTCTTCGGACTGATTGGAAGTAACAGAAAGATTTCTGCCACCTTGATCAACATACTCTCTAAGGGCAGCGTTTTGATTCAGAATTGCGCGAGTATAAGCATCTGCATCTCTTGAAAGCGATTCAAACTTGAATTTATTCAAAGCAGCGGCAGCCTCTGATGACTGAGAGGCAAGTTGATCTGCAGCCTGCTGCAACCTATTCCACGAATCACTAAGCTCCTGGGCTTTCCTGGCTGCAACGTCAGAAACATCTATACCGAGAATGGTCCCCCAGTCAACACGTCTAGACTCAAGCTGCTGAAGGGCCTGCTGCAGATTGGCCGTTTCTCTTACTTGAATTTCATAATCCGAAGCTCTTTGATCAAGTGCAGCGTTGATCTGGCTGTCGGATATTCCAAATGGATCAACAGCACGGCCCTCCATTGCCGCCAAAGCATTCATCAACCTGCCGAGATCTTGCGACTGCTTCTCGTAGAGGCTGGCCCTTTCGTTAAGCCCGGCATTTATCTGCTCATCGGTAATACCAAGCGGATCATATTTTTTCCCCGACATCTGCTCAAGTACAGTCCTGAGCCTGTCCAGCTCATCCGCCTGTTTGACGTAAAGGTTGGCCCTCTCCTCCAGGCCTGCATTTATCTGCTGATCAGATATATTGAATGGATCTGCGGCTTTTCCTTCCATCGCGGAAAGAGAGCGCATTAATGATTGAATTTCCTCGTTCTGCCTCACATAAGCGTCTGCCCTGGCATTTAGAGTATCATTGACCTGCTCATCTGATATGCCAAAAGGATTGGCGCCCCTTCCCTGCATGGAAGAAAGTGCCGACTGCACCTGTGAAGAAGTTTCTCTGTTAAGCGCAGCCCTGGTTTCCAGGCGTTGCTGTTCAATCTCAAGAATTTGTGTTTCTACACGAATAAGCTCTTGCTCCGCACCGATTGCGGTAGCGCTGCCAGACTCGACCAGTCCGATAATTCTCTGCAGTTCCGCAGAGTAGGCCTGCAGCGCCCTTGTTGTATTTGGAACCTCATTTCGCAGTCTCTCAAAAAACTGAATTCCAATCTGATTAGACGAAATATCAGTATTTAAGCCAGTAAGGCCATCCTGATAAAGCCTCCTGAGAGCCTCAAATTGCCTAAAAAGAGGCCGCAGGCCCTTGTCCTGAGCAGCTTGAGCGCCCTGAATATAATCAGTAAATCTTCTGTCCGCAGAATCTATATTTGCAGCAAGATTGGCGAAAGCGCGAGATTGTTCATTCAGGCCGGATATGGTATTGGCAAGATTTTGCCTGCCGTTAGCAAGGGTATCAAAGAAATCATTTGCCTGTCGCGCGGCAACTCTAAAAGCATCCCCAAGGGCGCCTGCGCCAGGAGCGCTAATGCTTCTTGCTTGACTGCGAAGAGACAAAACGGCATTTTCTACCTCATTGACGGTTCTAAGGGCTTGTTCAAGTCCACTTATTCTAAATCGAGCATCAAAACTTAGATTGGCTAGTTGATTTACTCTGTTTACTCGCGCCTCAAGCTGCTCAATTGCGGTTGCAGCCTGCCTAGTATCAGCAGTTACATTTATTCTTGCATCGTAGTTTGCCACTGAATCAATCGGCGCTTAAGGACAGTCTAGGGCAAAGAAAAACCGCCAACCGTGCGGGTCAGCGGCGACGCTTGGCTTTTTCGATCTCCTCCTGATGACGCCTATTCTTAATAGAGAAGTAAGCGTGCCATAGAACAAGTTCCTCTTCAGTAACTTTGCTTTTAAGCTCGGAGAGGGTCATCTTCAACTCTTCTGCAAGTGAGAGTTGAAAGAAAAGCCGAGGCTCTTTTTCTAGCTCAGCCTCAAGCGCTTTTCATGTCCACGTCAGCTTCATCCTCATTCGGGCGAAGAACCTTCAGAATCATCTGCTGCAGGATTTCATCGGGAACTTCCTGCTTCAGGATCACCGCTTCACCGGGCTTGAACAAAGGCTGCCCGTTCTCATCCTTGGCCTTCAGGATCAAAAGCTGCAATGCATAATCATTGGCGCTGTCCGACTTGGCATTTCGTTGAGCCTTTTCGCGTTCGGCAGCGGTAAGAGGAGTCACATAAAACTCAAGGTCATCACCATTGTCAAGGGTGACACTTTGCTTGATAGGCTCAAAGTTTGCAGCTTTGCGGAGTCGGTCAATTGCCCGAAGGCCCGAAGTCGAAGGGGTGGCGGCCATGAAAATAGAGGCATGAACAGAGCAACTCTACTGCATTAGGCGTTCAGATCAATCACTTGTGCCCCCATTGACACCATCAGCGGCAGGAGCAGTGAAGAGCATGGCATTTTGCGCAAACCACCCCATGTGATAACCAGACTTGATAAAATCAAGCATTTTCTTCTCAAGGTTTTCGCACCTGGCAAAACCAGCAGCTGTCAACAGCCCCTCCCAATACTCTTTTGCTTGGCAATTAATGTGACCAACGCCGCCTTGGCCAGGGTGCGCAGCACTCCAAATCAAAAAGCCACCGGGGCGAACAAAGGAAAACATTTTCCCCGCAAGCTCTTCGGAGCGTTCAGATTCAATATGCTCGGCAACCTCCAAGCACAAAACAAGCTCTGCGCTTCTGCCAGAAACGAAAAGATCTTCTCCCTTGACGCCAATTGCGCCGTCTGCTCTTTCATCGCTATCTATTCCAATTGCAGCCACTGAACGCGAAAGAAGAGACTGAACATATATTCCAGGCCCACAACCAACATCAAGAACGGAATCGGGCATAATTTCAGAAACCACCCAATCGGCCAATCGTTCAGCAAATGGCCCCTCTTCTCTCTCGATCTGCTTAAAGCTAATTTGATTTAGCTCATACCAGCCACCACGATAAAGATCATTGAGCTGCTCAAAAACTTTTTTATATCTCTGCCCACACGCTTCCAACGAATATCTTGACCGTGCGGAATCAGCGATAAATTGACGGTCAAGATCGCCAACGGCATTCACTGCATCAACCCAGTCCTGCAACGTATGACACCGAAACCCCATTCCCTCTCGCACGGTTTCTGTCATCGCCCCGTAATCAACACTGATCACCGGAGTGCCGCACAGCATTGCCTCAACTGCCATGCCGCAGAATGGCTCTGTAAAAACAGTCGGCGCCAATAGAGCGCGAGCCCCTTTAAGAAAAGCGCTGCGATCCCTACCTGTAAGTGGCCCCCTGTATTCAATGTTCGGGTGAGCCCAGCGAGATGGATCGCCTTGCCCATGCAAAACAATGGGCCAGGGACTGTGATCGGCAAGGGCGAGCATCGTGTCAAGCCCTTTCATTTCTGTAATTCGCCCAAGAAAAGCAAAGTACGAGCCGGGTGTCAAGGAAATATCCCAATCCTCAAGGTCGTAATAGTTCGGAATGACCCACTCATAATTTCGCCCATTTCTGTTTTCCTTGCCCTGGTGATAGTGCATCCACGCATAGCTTTCAAATATCCGAAAGCTGTTTGGCATCAGTGTTGGATAGCCTATGCCGGTTTCAACATGTTGATGCCCCGGAAATTCTGACATCAAAACCTGATGAGCGTGCCCGAACGGATGGCAGATAATATCCTGCGGTCCAAGACGCTCTTTTATGGCGGGAATCAAGCGAGATTCAAATAATTTATGCCCATCACTCCCTATCGTCGCATCGTTTCCATGAAAATCCGTGCTGTTGCGATTCCCGTACAAGTCTTCAAACTCGGCAGCCGTCATCATTGCAACATGCTCGTTTGCACTGCTCTCACTACCTTCATTGCTGTACTCGATGACCTCGTATCCCTGCATCCGAAGCATCCTGGGAAAGCGCAAGGCTTTGCCCGTAAATGCACAATGGCTGTAAGACTGATTGTGAATCGTATGAAAAATGCCTACGAGGTGAAGGCGAGGAGTCTTTTTCTGCACTGAACGGCTACAGTTCCCCCAATCGTATCACCGTGCGAGCGGGAATTCAATATCAGTAGGTTCCGTCGTCAACGGTTGTAGCGGTAGCAGCATTACCAGTAATCGAGATGCCCCAAGAGCCGCTGGCATTGGTACCAGTTGTGCTGGGCGCACCGATAGTGTTATAGGAAACAGTTAGCGCAGAACCTCCATTAAATGTGCTGCCGGAGGCACCGCCGGCACCCCCATTGTTAAAAGTTAAACTGTTGGTGGTATTTGCAGTAATTGTAATAGCCGCACTTCCGTTAAAGTTAACGCCATTGATTGCCCTTGCGGTCTGCAAAGTGGTTGCAGTGGTAGCGTTGCCACTTAGCGCTGCTGAAAGCGTGCCGTTGGGAACGGTAATCGTGCCATCATTGGCAATTCGTAGTCGCTCAACGGGCGTATTGGAACCACTGGGCGTCGTATAAAAGGCAAGACGGCCCGGCATACTTGTCGATGACGGCGTGCCATCGACATAGGCTTCAATGCCACCTGCCTGGGCGAAGGCTGTACCGTTAGCGGCATGAAATGTCAGGATGCCGAGATTGTCACCAGATTGAACAGTTTCTAGGGCTGTACCTCTGGCCTTGGTAAAGATAAAAGCATTTGAGAACGCAGTGTTGTCGTTTCTATGAAGACCAAAACTGGCGCTTGGGCCGATTGCGGTAAAAAGCCTGACGCCGGACGAACTGTAAGCATCACCGATCTGAGCTGTTCCGCCGAGAAGTAGCTGGCCAGCACCGTTAACTCTTAGGCGCTCCAAGCTGTTTGTAGCGATGCCAATAGCGTTTGTGCCTGGCCTAAACAAGCCGTTTGACGGAAGAGATGAGCTTGTTGGAATAAAACTGGCGCCCGTGGTTACTCCAGCAATCGTTAGCGCATCCGTAGTTTTGTCGTAGACCAGGCCAGTATCACCACCGATAGCACCGCCATCATTGAACAGCACCTGTGTGTCGCTGCCGCCAACTGCGGGAGTCGCGCCAGTGGCACCTGTCACGCCGATAGGGCCGGTCGCGCCCGTTGGACCGGAAGGGCCTTGGATGCCTGTGGCGCCAGTCACTCCAACTGGTCCCTGCACACCCGTAGCGCCAGTCACCCCAATGGGCCCAGTCGCCCCAGTAACACCAACAACACCTTGAACCCCAGTCGCCCCAGTTACACCAATATCACCAGTGCGAGCAAAAAAGACTGAAAGCGCTGTTGCGTCAGCAGGCAGTGCGCCGGAAACATAAGAAACCGGGATTTTGTAATACCCGGTAGCGGCAGTGACGCCACCATTAACGGCGAAAATATTAACTACGGTAGAACCGGCAACATTGCCAGCGATATAAATCAGGCCGCGCGACGAAGAAGTGGTGCTGTCATCCCAAGTCGAATACCAACCAGTCTGCGTGACCCCAGCAGCGTCGATGTTATCAATAAAGATCTGAGTGACAGAAGCTATCGTTGCATTGTTGTACCTAAGGACTCCGTTACCAGGATCTGCATCAGTAACAGTTGTGCTAAATGCATAACGAACTCCCCCCTTGTCGCCCGTTACTCCCGTTGCGCCGGTAACGCCAACAACACCAGTCGCGCCAGTAACTCCAACAACACCAGTCGCACCAGTTACACCAACGACACCGGTTGCCCCAGTAGCACCACTAACGCCAACAACTCCCTGGACGCCAGTTGCACCCGTAACACCAAC